CCGATTTTATGAAAGAAATTAACAACATGATCTCTTTCACTGAAGACATTCTTTACCCTTTTTTTAGTGTCGTAGTGGCATTCTATTCACTATGCACTATCATCGATTATGTACCAAGTTTTCCATCGTTTGAAAACATGTGGGTGAACATTTTTGCTTTGTCAACGCTTTATTGCGTGTATGTAGTAATTTTCACTATCATGTATCTATCAACTTTGTTAGCTTTGTTACAACTCGATCGAGGCACTCGTAGAGTGGTGCTGATGTGGAGAACTAATATCCTTAGTCTCTTTAATCAAACAAACTCTACTTTGGCGGCTGTTCGGGGAGCAGCTCGTAGCGCGAGCACTTTTGCTACAGTAGCTACCGTTGTTAAGATGGTTAGCTCAGCAGTGTTCGTTTGCTGGTCCATTGCAGCAGCTATCATTCGCTTACATGAAGTTCGCGTTTTGAAGCATAGAAAAACCGGAGTATCTCTTGAATCTAAAGTACCATTTAAGACTATCATGATTTATTTTGAGTATGCGTTAGCTGCTTCTATTATCCCTCTTTTCATGCAAGGTCAAGCAGATTTCGCCTTTACTCTTTGGAGTAAGGTTAGAACTATGGCCCAAATTGTTATTAGAGCAGTACAAGGATGCACCACTTTAGCAATATTTTCTAGTAACTTCAACCCCACTACGCGACAAGCGTTTGTGGAGGCAGAGAAAGTTGCCAACCAATATGCAGAGACTGGAGATGATTACTTGGCTGAACTTGCTATTCGTAGCAATTTTGATGACGACGAGGAAAAAGACAATCCCATTGACCTAGAAGAACCAATTTCAGTTGATTCAGATTTGAACAAAGCAGAAGAAAAAGCAGAGAAAGCGTGTAGAAACGCTGCTGCTGAAGTAGCTGCTAGATACGCAGCTCAAAGCGGAGTACATCGTACCCCTGAGCGTAAGCGTGGAATTCGCCAGACGTGGAACAACTTGAGACAAACCTGGACAGGTATGACTAGAGATCGTAGAAGACAAGCAACACAAGGCTTAGGTTATGTGAAGAGTAAAGTTTTTACCACTGATTTACAGAAGTGGATTTTTTATTCAGTAGCATTGCTGACAGCCTTTGCTGTCGTCTTGATTATCATTCGCCGTGAGCAATGGCGGAAGAAGGAGATAGTAGAAATTGCATTGGAAGAAGCAAAAATTTGCCACCACAGCGACAAGTGCCCTCTTAATTTGGGAGGATCAATCACAAAAGACTGTGGCCGTACTTGTTTCGGACATCATTGCAAACACTCAGACTCTTGTGTTCCCATCAACCAAGAGGATGGAGGTAGGCAATTAACAGGACACTCCATCATTAGAAATTCAGCTGATGTTATGCTGCGTTCAGAGGTCACACAATATGTTGATGGCCTTCTAGAACTTGAGCGGAAGAAATCTCAGCGAGCAAAACAGTGGGTATCTAGTGGTGGAGCGGGCGATAAGCCAGGTGAACAACCAGACATTCCAGTCTATCAAGATGAAAGAGGTAACCTTTACCGAGCTCTTAACAAGGCAGAACGTGGAAAGCATTGGGATGCAGATCCCTTGCAGTTTTACACGTTGGATAAGGAGCCATCATTAGAATCTTATCAGAACGCTGGAGCGTACAAACGCTTAAAAAACCCGCAACCTCTAACAACAGAGTTCTTATTTGTACGTTTTGAAGGGAAAACAAACCCAAGAAATATTGTACGTCTAAAGAACAGCAAGTTCAAGTCAGTGTGCAGAAATGGTGAATGCGACAAACGATGTGGTGGATCACACCCCGTTATGTGGCAAAAGCTAAAGAAACAAATCACTGCTCCCCATACTACTGAAGCGAGTATTAATGGAAAGAAATCTTTTGAGCATTTCAATAAGATTCGTCAAGCAACCGTCATTATTACAGACAAGCTCGTAGGTGGAGGACATGTGAATGGGTTCATAATGCAAAACAAAATCATTTCAGTCAGACATTTCTTTCAATCTCATGAAGGGTTGGAAAAAATGTATATTTACACTAGTCTAAGAGCCGCACCATTCGAACTTCCTTTGACCGATGTTACTTTGTGCAAAGAAGATCAGGATCTTGCTATTGCAAAGATCCCAAAGGATTTCATGAAATGTTTGGTCGGTGTTGAACATCTGCAATTAGGTGATATTAACCTTGCACTTAAACAGGCATTTTTCATGCCCTATCGGGATGCCGATAAGTGTGTCAAAGGTGAGCTTAGTGTGTCAGAAGGATGCATATCAACCGTCAAGGATGGTAATGCTGATGGCAACTATAGTTCGCAAGCTGGCGATTGTGGAGCACCTGTGTTAGACATTCATGGCCGCGTCGTATCAGTTCATTATGGTACGATAGGAACAGCCAATCGTAGTACCGTACTATCCAAGTTGGTAGTCGATACTCTTGCCCTCGGAGCTTCAAAAAACTCCCAGGGCCCCTCCCAACAATAAGTGACTGGGAAGGGGCCTACTCGCCATACCTAAAAAACACTGAAGGTGTGTCGATGCCCGTTTTCAAGTCACTTCATCCGGAGGGGCCTGGTCTACGACAAGTATCACGTCTATTCCAGGAACACTTCAAGCTGGGACACGTACGCCATATCGGCTTCTGTCACAGAGATAGCTTCCTAAGAAACAAGGCAGTGGAAAATACTTCTTTCCGCAGTTTCTTGGAAGAAAAAGGTCTGCCTTTGCCTACGGGATATGGCGTCATAAACCCAAGTTTGGACGCTGAATATAAGTCACTGTCAAAGTATGATAAACCTCCCCCAGACCTAGATCCACAAGATTGGCTTTTAGCAACTCAGTGGATGTATAGCCATTTTGGCCCCTATATGATGGGTAGTAAAATTGCAACTCAAGAAGAGGCAATAACGGAGACTGATAAGTCCACGAGTCCCGGCTACCCTTGGAATCGACGTTATCGGACAAAGGCAGAAATGCTTAATGATCCGGTTTCGTCACCCGCAATTGCGGACTTTTGGGATAGACTTGCGTCACCCGATTGTGTACCGCCATTGTGGTCGTGCAGTCAGAAGGTAGAACTACGCAAAGATGAAAAGATTCGAGACAACAAGATCCGAACTTTCACCGCGAGTCCTATTGAATTGACAATCGCATCCTCCAGAGTTCATTTGCACATGACTAATAAATTCTATGAGCATAGTGCTAAGACCTGGAGCTTCGTTGGAACAAGTCCTTTCTTTGGAAATTGGAACATTTTGTTTCGGCGTTTGAGCAAATTCTTTCTTAATGGTTTTGCTTTAGATGAAAGTGATTACGATGCATCACTATTCATACAAGCTTTTATCGCAGTACGAAATTTCGTTTGGGATAACCTGGCAGTTGAGGACAAAACGCCAGAGAACCAGGTTAGGATATGGAATATCTACAATTTCATAATCTTTTCCGTGATTGTCACGTCGAAAGGCGAGCTCCTACGTAAGTTCCTTGGAAACTGCTCAGGTGGTACAGAAACCATTAAGATCAATACGATGGTTCTGTTCATGCTAAAGGCGTATTCTTTTATAAGGACGGCGCGGGCAGCTGGAAAGGAACCAACGTATGACTTTTTTATGAGCAACGTGGAAGCCGTGCTTAATGGCGATGACAATACCTTTACTGTTAGCGATGAGGTGCTACCATTTTATAACGCGACTTCCATCAAGAAGGAGTGGGATGCAATTGGTATCACCACCAAGACAGATGATTATAACCCGAGACCTGTGAAGGATCTTGATTTTTTATCGCATACTTTTCACTATGATACTGTATCACATACGTGGGTACCGCGACCAGATTCTAGCAAGATTCTGTGTTCGTTACTCTATGGTTCAGATCTAGATGACGTGCGTTTTCATCTGTTAAGGGCAGCAGCTCTGTACATTACCTCTTACTACAATGAAGAGTGTCGAAACACGATTAGAATGTACATGGAGTGGCTGTTGAATGTTTATGGATCAGAAATGAAAGGCTGGATTTACGAAAAACAAATACGAGCTGAAGATGTGTTTCAAAGCATAAAATCAGACTTGTGGATTCAAGCCCTGTATACTGGATATGAGCAAGCGAGTGAACACCCGTTGGTGCCGATACTCGAGTCACCAATTATTATTGTCCCCTATGCTCCGCAGAAGGAGATGTTAATATGCAGTGAATTTCGTAAGAACCCGGCACTGCATAAAAACTCTCCTGCGATATCACAAACTGTTATTTTACAGTCCAGTATGCCAAAGAAACATTCTAAGTCCCACAGTAAGAAGAAAGTGGTGGTCGTGTCCCACAAACGCAAACACACGCACGTTGCCAAGCATAAGGGTGGTGGAGGTTCGTCCCTCGCCTCGACAGCTGGCACCGTGGCAAGTACGATTGGTAAAGCAGTTGATTTCGCAAAACCATTTGCCAAGCTCTTTGGCTTTGGTGACTATCGTATGCGCGCAGCGCAAATGAATGCTTCAGGAGCCGCCCCAGGCGTCTTCAATCATTCTGGTGTGCCTATCATAACTCATAGAGAGTACATTCGTGACATCACAGGAAGTACGGATTTTGACTCCTTTGACATGACTATCAACCCTGGAAATATCAATATGTTTCCATGGCTCGCACAAATTGCAATGAACTTTGAGGAATATGAGTTTGACGGACTCATGTTTTATTTCAAGTCGTTGAGTGGCGAAGCCATAGCATCTACAAACACAGGGTTAGGTGAAGTTATTATGTCTACAGAGTATGATACCATGAAGCCCCCTTTTGCGAACAAATCAGAGATGGAAAATTATGAATTTACTACTAACTGCAAACCTGCAGAAGATATGTACCATCCCATTGAATGTTCGCCGAAGCTCACTCCGGTGACCCGCCTCTTTGTGGATAACGGAGCTGTAAATGATTACGCAGATAGAAAGTTCTATGACTTAGGTCGTTTTACTTGTGCAACTGTTGGTCAGCAGTCCGTTAATACCATTGGCGAGTTATGGGTTTCATACAAGATTAAGTTGATTAAACCTCGTATCACACGATCAATTAGCACTTATTCTTGGGCAAGATTTGGTGGTTTTGCGATAGGCGGTCCTGGTAATTTCCTCATGGGAATGCCAAGACTAGAAGGAACGTTGGATGTTGTTCCCACCTTTTACAAACCAGCCGCGACTCAGTATTCAGCCTTACAGTTCAACAGAGCTGGAAGGTTTCTTGTATTTCTTTCGTACGGCGTCACCGCTACGCCAAGTTACGTTACAAACTCAGGATGGCTCACAACAGGAAATAGTACGATCATCCCCATGTGGGCGACGACTGTTGGAGCAGGTATGACCAATCCCACATCACAGTGTTACAACAATGCAGCACCCGGCAACGGACTGCAGCGTTACACTGGAATGTTTTGTGTTCAGATTGACAAACCAGGTGATATGGCATACTATACTGATTCGTGGACAGCAGGCGTGTTTTGCTACGGAGATATGTTAGTTCTTGAGTTTCCCAACTTAGAGCTTAAGACAGCATTACCCCGTACATTGCAAGCCCAAATCGACGGTTATTTGCGCAACCGTATTGTTGGATCTGCTGTTCAACAAACATCCAAGGAGGTTTTGGATGGGGACTACACTATGGTCCCAAAAGATACCTCCAAGGCTGTGATTCAAGACCAAATCGCAGCCATGAAGGCACAGTTACTTGCTCTTTCGGAGATGGAGAATTTATCTGTGTCCCGGGAGGCCATTTTAGGCTCCCCATAAGGTCAAGAAAAGGCAGTGTCGTAAAGGAAGACCTTACTAAGCTCACACACCTTGCTGACTGAAATGTCGGCGGTGGGGTAATACCCGGTAACAAACGTGAGTCTACCTTGGCACTTTCATAAAGCGGTAAGCTTTACTTCCCTGCCTGTTCTACGAACCCTTGTTTATTTTTCGTTTTATCATTTTTAGTTCACAAACAAGAGAACAAAACAAC